GTACCTGGCCCAGAGTCCAGGCAAAATGATGGACACAATCAATGGCCGGACTGCAAGCATGAGCTGCCCTGCACGCTGCATCACCCGGAGGGTGCTCTACTCTGAGGGGGCCAACTCAGTGGCTGTAGCCGATGAGATCCCCATCACCACCACCACCAAGTTCCCTTGGATGTCCCTTGAGAGGGACCTCAGTAAGCTGCCCCAATGTGGGGAAGTCAACACCTTCATCCCCATGGTTGTGATCCGGCTGGACAGCAACACCAACCTGCCCACTACCAGCACCATCCTAGAGGATCCTCAAACCTGGAAGCCCTTCCTGCGGGAGCAGATCCAGAAGTTTGGCTGGTTCTACAGGGCCAACGTCAGTTGGTCTGTACGTGGCAAGCACCTGGAGGCCCAGCTGGCAGTTGACCCAGCTGTGGCACCGGAAATAATAACAATTGACTAGTAAAAAATTGTTTATTCAACTTTAAATGTATCAATAAACCATTGAGCATTACCCCTCTTGAACCTTCTCATCATTGGTTCAATGTCCTTTTCATTGAATCCGGCTTCCTCTATCTTGTAGTTACTGGTCACTATGATAGTCTTCGGATTCAACCTCTTGAGGCTGCCACCCTTGTACTCAGCTGAGAAGCTGTAGTGGTCAGCCCAGTTCTTCAGGAAGTACTTCTCTGCCCACTCAGGGCTGTAGTCATCAATCAGGACGTACTTCTCTCCTTCATAGTGGTCCCACCACTTGTTCTGTCCCTTAAGATACAGATCTTTGTCTGGTATCTTCTCTCTGACTGCTCTGGTCTTGCCTGATCCAGTGTCTCCATGGATCCAGTAGTTCTCCAGAGTAGAATGGGTCTCTGTGGTTTGATCCACCAGAGCCAACATCCTGACTTTCTCAATCTGCTTCATGTACCTCAGGTAATGTCCAGGATGTTCTGACTTGATCCACTCCAAGTCACCTCTTTCAGCTGCTGCTATGACCTCTTTCATGGTCTCCTTACTGGCAGCTGCTCCCTTTTTATTCCTCTCAGTATTAGTGAGAGGTTTTACACCCCACTCATGCAGTTTAGTGGGGTCCTCAGTGGCTTCCTTGCCAGTGTACTCCAAGTTCTGGGCAATGGTGCCTTTCATCCTCTCCCAGTGGCACTCCTTTGCCCACTCTCCAAATGTTTCACCATTTATGATGTTCTGGAAAGAACTCTTCTTGTTTTTCAGTAAAACAACACATCCTTGCAGGTGTGGG